AGGCCACGCCGGCGCTGAAGGGCCTGTTGTCGGCCGAGCAGGACGAAACCGGCCGCAACACGATCCGCCATCGGCGCTTTCCGGGCGGATCGCTCAAGATCGTCGCCGCCAAGTCGCCCCGTAACCTTCGCCGCCATACTGTTCGCATCCTCTTAATCGACGAAGAGGACGGTATGGAGGCTACGGCCGAAGGTGATCCGGTCGATCTGGCGATCAAAAGAACGCTGACGTTCCCGAACCGGAAGATCATCCGGGGATCAACGCCGGTCGATCTCGAAACGTCGACGATTTGTCGGGAATACGACGCCAGCGACCGCCGGGTTTACGAGATCAAATGCGTCGAGTGCGGCGACTATGCCGAGCCGACGTGGGACGCCATCCAGTGGGAAAAGGGAAAGCCCGAGACCGCGCGCTGGTGTTGTCCGAATTGCGGAACGCTGGTCGAGGAACGTTACAAGCTGCAAATGGTCTCCGATGGCCGGTGGCGCGCAACGCGGCCCGAGGTCGTCGGTCATGCCGGATTTAAGCTCAATTCGCTGATCTCGCCGCACTACAACGCAAGCTGGTCGAAGCTGGCGACGGAATATCTGCAAGTTCACGACGATCCGGACAGGCTCCGGGCGTTCAAGAATACGCTTCTCGGCGATCCGTGGTCGGAAGCGGTCGACTCCATTGACCCGGAAGAATTGCAGTCTGGCGTCGAGCCATTCGGCCTCAATGTCACGCTCGATGATGGCCGCCGTCTTGAAATGCCGCGCGATGTGCTGGTCATCACGGCCGGCGTCGACGTGCAAGACGACCGGCTGGAGATGAATGTCTATGGCTGGTCGCGCGATGGCGCGATGTATGCGCTCGGGCATTTTGTGATTTGGGGATCGCCCGGCGAACGATCTACCTGGGCGGAACTGGACGCGGCTCTGACGACGAAGTGGGATCATCCTCTCGGCGGTCGGATCGGAATTGACGCGGCATGCGTCGACGCCGGCGACGGCGGGTGGGTTGATCAGGTCTATGAGTTCTGCTGGCCCAGATCGCGGCGCCGGATCGTCGCCATCAAGGGCGCGGCTGGCAATCGTCCGGTCATTGAAGGCTCAAAAGGCAAAGTCGCCAAGGGAACCGTATCAGGCAAGGGCCGGCTCTGGATTGTCGGCGTCGACACCGTGAAGTCGGCGCTGCTGATCAGGCTTTCGCGCCATCGCGAGACGATCAAGTTTTCCGCAAGCCTGTCGCTCGCGTGGTTTGAGCAGCTTCTATCGGAGAGGCGCGTCATCAAGAAAATCGGCGGCAAGCCCGTCAGGCGATTTGAGCGCATCGGCGGCCTCGCGGCTGAGGCGCTGGATTGCACCGTCTACGCCATCGCCGCTCGGCAAATGGTCTCGAATATCGATCTTGACCGGCGCGAGATGATTTTGAGCGGTCCAGTCTTGAACGAAGCGCAAAAACAAGAGGCGTCCGCGCCCGCCGCATCGCGCGGCTGGATCGACGCCGGAAAGAACTGGTTATGAGCAAGCGTTGTCCTTTCGTGGTCCTGACGGAATGTTTCGAGGACAAATGCGCCGTCTGGCGCGTCGGTAGGGATGGCGTCGGCTATTGCGGCGCTGGCGGCCCGCCGGAGCGCGGTCCTGCGCCTCGAACGGCTCCGGATAACAGCGATCCGACAGCGATCAGCATTGATAAACAGACAACAGACGGCGCTCCATTGGGTCGCCAGACAAGGCGCCATCGCTCATGACCGATTACACGGCGGAGATTGCCGCGCTCGAGAAGGCCATCGCTACCGGCGCGCTTGAGGTGCGCTACGAGGGCGGCCGTTCTATTCGTTACGACACATTCGCCAACATGAAGGCGCGGCTGACGTTCCTGAAGGAATTGCAGGGAGGCTCCAGCGCCAAGCCGTCATCGGCCGGATTCGCGTCGTTTGACCGGGGCGATATGTAATGCCGGTTCGTCAGAACCTACTGGATCGCGCTATCGGCTATTTCTCGCCGGTTGCGGCGGCCGAGCGCGTCAAGGCGCGCGGCGTCATCGACAATATGACCCGCGACTATGCTGGCGCGGCTGTCGGCCGAAATACGGAAGGGTGGAAAACATCCTCGACGTCCGCCGATCATGAAATCTGGAAGGGCGGCCGGCGCCTTCGTGACCGGGCGCGCGATCTTGAGCGAAATAATCCATACGCCGCCAAGGCCGCGTCGATCCTGACGACAAATATCGTTGGCGAAGGCATCATGCCGCGCGCCATGACCGGCGACGCCGAGCGCGACAAGCGCGTGATGGCGGTTTTTGATAAGTGGTCGCGTCAATGCGACGCCGAAGGCCAGCTTGATTTCTATGGCCTGCAAACGCTCGCTGTTCGCGGAATGGTTGTAGGCGGCGAAATGCTGGCTCGCCGCCGCATACGCCGGTCGACTGATGGGCTATCCGTCCCGCTGCAAATCCAGCTTCTGGAGCCGGATTTTCTCGACGACATGCGCCACGGCGATCTGCTCGGCGGGTTTAATGCGGTTCAGGGCGTCGAGTTCGACGCCATCGGGCGCCGGGCGGCCTATTGGCTCTATCGGAGCCATCCGGGCAATAATTTCACGTTCAGGACGGTTTCCTTCCGCGTTCCGGCTTCTGAGGTCGTGCATCTCTATGAGAAGCAGCGCACTCAATCGCGCGGCGTTTCGTGGTTTGCGCCGGTCGTGCGTCGCATCCGCGACGTTGACGACTACGACTTCGCCGAGGGCATCCGCAAAAAGATCGAGGCCTCGACGGTCGCTTTCGTGACCGGCGAGGACGAAGAACTGACGCTGACTCCGGATGGCGAGCGCAAACCGTCTCGCGTCGAGGACGCCAACGGCAATCTGATCGAGAAGTTCGCTCCGGGGCTGATCGCATATCTGCGCGGCGGCAAGGATGTGAAGTTCAACCAGCCGGCAGCGGTCGGCGGGTATGAGGCCTATAAGCGGGTGACGGCGCGCGAGATTGCAACCGGCACGCGCGTTCCCTACAATCTCCTGACGAACGACGGATCGCAGGAAAATTTCAGCGCGCAACGTGCGCTGACGGTCGATTTCCGCCGGTTCTGCGGCGTTGTGCAGCGGCAGATCGTCATTCCGATGCTCTGCGAGCCGATATGGCGCTGGTTCTGCGAGGCCGCCTATGCGGCCGGCGAGATCGACGACGTTTATATCCCGGTCGAGTGGTCGACGCCGCGCTGGCAGGCGATTGATCCTTACAAGGACGCCATGGCCGATCTGATCGGCATTCGCATGGGCCTGAAATCTTGGGCCGAGGCAGTTTCCGAGCGCGGCTGGAATCCAGACGATATGTTTGCGGAAATTGTCGCCTGGAATGCGAAATTCGACGAGGCCGGCGCGATTTTCGACGGCGACGCGCGCAAGGTTTCGCTCGCCGGAGTCGTTCAAAAACTGGTCACAGACGCCGCCGGCGGCGATAGCGGCGGCAATCAAGGCGGCGGTCAGTCGTCGCAGGGGTAAACCGACATGGAAAACATCATCGAACTGCCGCGCTCCGAGCGCGCGGCGGAGTTTCGCGCTGCGTCCTTTGACGATGGCGATAACACAATCGAGTTGATCTGGACGACTGGCGCGACCGTGCGTCGCTATAATTGGGCGGATCGCACCTATTACAACGAGGAACTTGTCGTCTCGCGCGACGCCGTGCGTCTGGAGCGTTTGAACGCCGGCGCCCCGTTCCTGAATACGCACTCGGATTACACGCTCTCCGATGTCATCGGCTCAGTTGTTCCGGGGTCGGCTCGCATTGCAAATGGTCAGGGTGTCGCCCGTGTCCTGCTGTCGCGCGCCGCCGGCGACGCCGACAATATCCAGAAGATCAAGGACGGCGTGATCAGAAATATCTCGGTCGGCTACGCCATTCACGCCGTCGAGAAGATCGAATCCGATAGTGGCGCAATCCCTGTCTGGCGCGTGATCGATTGGGAGCCGCTGGAGATTTCAGCCGTCCCGGTTCCGGCCGACGCCGGCGCTCAAATCCGCTCGGCGCCGCGCGATGCAGCGCCGCTCTATCCTTGCCGGATCATCAAGCCGGAACCGATCAGCCATGCGGCGGCTCGCGCTCGCATGAGCATGAAACGCCGACTCGTCGGCGCGTAACAACCCATCAACCCTATTCGTCTCCGCCACCGCGCCCGGATCGCTAGTGAGACGTTCATTCATCCCTATCCGGAGAAAGGAAGACATCATGTCTTTCAAGCACAAGAAGGCGGCGGAGCTGCGCAGCATCGTCGCCGATTTGACTGAAAAGGCCAGCGCCAAAATGGCTGAACTGGTCGACGGCATTCCCGCCGAGGACGCGCGCCGCATCGAGGGCGAACACGACGCCATCGTGCGCAATCTCGACGACGCCAAGCAGGCGCTGGTTGATGCGGAGATCGCCGAGCGCGCCGCTCCGGCTCCGGCTGCCCCGGTTGTCGATACGGCTCGCATCGCCGACGAGGCTCGCGCCGCCGAGCGCAAGCGCATCGCCTACATTCGCGAGAAGGGCGAGAAGCTCAATCTCGCGGCCGACTTTGTGGCTCGCCACATCGACGCCGGCTCCGATGAGCGCGCGTTCAACGCCGCCGTTGTGGACTATCTGGCGACGGCTCCCGCCAACAACGCCGGCCCGACCGGGACGACTTCCGTCGAAGTTACCCGCGACGAGGGCGAAACCCGCCGCGCCAGCATGGTTGACGCTCTGACGGCTCGCCTTGCCCGCGCCGGCGGCGACCGTGGCGCGACCATCCCGGATCATGCCCGCGCTTATGGCGAGATGGGCCTGGTCGAGATGGCCGCCGAGTGCGTCGGTCATCGCGGCAATATCCGCACCGCTCGCGCGGTCAATGAAGTGCTGGATCAGGCGTTCACTCGCTCTGGCTACGGCACGCATTCGACCAGCGACTTCCCCGGCATCATGCTCGACGCCATGAACAAGCGACTGCTGGCCCGCTACGATGTGGCGGCTCCGGCTTATCGCCGGTTCGCGGCGCCTTACATGGCCGGTGACTTCCGATTCCAGAACGTCATTCGTGCTGGAGACTTCCCGGCGCTTCAGGCGGTCGGCGAAGGCGGTGAAATCAAGAACGGCACGTTCACGGAAAGCCGCGAGCGCATCAAGGTCGATCCATACGGCATCAGCTTCAACATCACCCGCGTGATGATCATCAACGACAACCTGTCGGCGATTGACCAAGTGCTCGGCTCCGCCGGCACCCGCGTGGCCGATTGGGAAAACGCCACGGCGTTTGCGTCGCTGCTCTCTGCTTCCGGCGCTGGCCCGACGCTTCTGTCGGACAATACGGCGGTGTTCCACGCGAACCACGGCAACCTTGCCGGCTCCGGCGCTGCGATCTCCGTCGCCAGCGTCGGCGTCGGTCGCGCCGCCATGATGAAGCAGAAGACGCTGGACGGCATCATCGCCAACTTCGCGCCTGTCACGCTTCTGACCGGCCCGGACAAGCAGACCGAGGCCGAGCAGCTTCTGACGTCGATCACGCCTGCACAGGCGTCGAACGCCGTCCCGGAAAGCCTGCGCCGGCTTGTCCCGGTCGCCGACGCGAACATTCCCGGCAATGCCTGGTTCTTGTTTGCCGATCCGGCCGTCGCGCCGACGTGGCTCTATGCCTATCTCGACGGCTACGAAGGCCCGCGCCTCTCGTCCGAGGAGCAGTTCAACGTGCAGGGCCTGCGCGTGAAGCTGGAGCATGATTTCGGCGTGGCTGCGATTGACTATCGCGGCGCGTATCGCAATCCCGGCGCTTAATAGCTGACGGCAATCCGGGCGCGGCGTGATCGTCGCGCTCGTTTCAATCTCTTGAACAGGAGGCCATTCGGCCATGAAAAACTACATTCAGGCCGGCGAGCGCATCACGCTGTCGGCTCCCTACGATGTCCTTTCCGGCGGCGGCCTGCTCGTCGGTTCGATCTTTGGCGTTGCGATCAACGACGCGCTTTCTGGCGCTTCTGTCGAAACCGCCGTCGAGGGCGTTTTCCGTCTTGCAAAAACTTCCGCGCAGGCGTGGACGGTCGGCGCGCTGATCTATTGGGACAATACCAACAAGGTCGCCACGTCTACCGCCAGCACGAATAAGTTGATTGGCGTCGCCACGGCTGTCGCCGACAACCCGTCTGCTACCGGCCTCGTCCGGTTGAATGGCGCGTTCATCGCGTAACAATAAAGGATCGCGGCGATGTCGCTGTTTCGTTCGGCGGTTTCTGCCGCGATCCCTGCCCTTGAGGCTGTATTCGGGGAAGAGTTTAACAT